TTATAACACTTGTCGTGCGTAACTGTATAGTTTTTCAGTTGTATTTAAAGTTAAGTTATCTACTTCGCGCTTTCCTTGCCTTAATTGTGAAATTACATATTGCGCTACGCCAGTTTGTTTGTGAATTTGGTAACCTGTTATATCACTTTTGATCAATTCAATTATTTTTAATTTATAATCACTCATATTATCTACGTCCATTCTTTTTATCTAAACAATAAAAATGTGTTTTTCTCCCGATAAATAATAACAATGGTAGGCTTAATAAAAACAATATTAAATACATTTGTTCTGTCATAATTGAAAACCTCCAAATAATATTATATTATATAAGTGTAAGGAGGAGCCATCAGGCTCCAAGCATAATGTTAATCTTTGTTGTTTGGCTTTCGGTCTAGGTAGCCGAGATGCCATTCTCTAAGTTGTTTTAACACTTCTGGAATTATCAGTACTGCCAATACTTGATGTTCTAGAAGTGTTTTTATTATGTCTAGCATGAGGCTTTTCACCTCCTTACACATAATTTGTAAGTCATCAACTAACCTACAAATATAATTATACTAAACATTTGTTTATTAAGCAAGTGTTTTTTTAAAATTTGCATAAAAAAATAGGCAAGTACCGAAGCACCTGCCATATGATGTGGTGGACATTAATTATAACATATTAAGACCACTCAATTGTTCCCCAATATTTTTCGTTTTTAATCTTCTGTTCTTTATCTGTGATTCTACACACTGCGCAATAGAAATTGTTAGTACTTGAGCCCTCACGTTGATATTTGAACCTAATCCACCAGTAGCCATCTTTTTTAATGACTTGGTCAAATTTTACCCAATCATCTTTTGTGTATAGCCATGAATCTTCTTCAACGACAGTGCCGGTTAATCCTGCTGTTTTTCTGACTCTTATAGCTTTTTCTGGATTAGGATAAAATACACCTTTCCAATTCCATGTTATTTTGTCAGTGCTTGGCTTACTACTTGGCGCATCAATTTGTCTGCCGTTAATGGCTTCAGCAATCCGCTTCGTAAAGCTGTCTAAATTGTTTTTAATGTAGTTTAAATCTTTCGTTGATGTAATAAAACCTAATTCGATTAAACGATAGTTAAGGTTAAGGTCAGCGGACACATTAGCATTCAATAAATCCCCTCTAGGTGTCACGCCTCTTATTTTACCTACTGTTTTATCTAATGCACTACTTAATGCCTTGTCAATGTCATCAGCTGGGAAACGGTCGCTAATGATTACATGCCCACCACTTGCTTGTTGACTAGCAGAATCTAAATGAAACTCTATGATTGCATCCGGTTTAACTTCGTTTTTAATCCAGTACATGCCATAGTCTTTATAATTTCCAACACGTTGACCGTATAACGTATCTTGATATAAATCTTGATTCATTGAGTTGCCACCGTACAACAATACTGTGTTACCTACTGACTCAAGATACTTTTTCACTCTAGGGATTATATTTTTACGGTTAAAATCTCTTTCGTTTTCTCCATTCGCAACGGCACCTGGGTCGTTAGAGTATGCGCCAATACCATGACCAGCCACAAGCATTATTTTTTTGCCTTTTGATAACTTATCTTGTTTAACTGGTGTCACTGCGCTTCTTAGCTTATTAGCGGTCGTTTCTTTTGCGTAGAATGGACGGATAAACCACATAGGGAAGTCGTAGCCGTGTGTGCGTCTTGTAGTAACTTCTGGTGGACTCCAGTAAGCACCGCCTAGCCAGTTCTGCTCTAAAATAGTTATAGAATCTAACGTAGCGCTTATTACAATACCTACATGACCATAACCACCACCATAATTACGGTTAAAAATAACGACGTCGCCAGGCAATGCTTGAAACGACACAGTATTTTCGTAAACGGTTGCCTCGTTAGTGAAATCATTCCATGTTGGAATGTCTGCAGCGCCCACACCTTTCAACCTGTGATTAAATAAGTAAAGCCAATATTGGTTAGCAGTATCGAAGCATTGATATCCAAATGCATTATCTGGATTCCACGCCTTACCCTCTAAACTTTTAAGATAACTAATAGCTTGACTGTATGTTCTAACCGACGGCATTGTTATCATCTCCGTTCACTTTAGGTGCACCACCAGTTGACTGAATACCAGCTTTTACTTCATAGATTTTTTGTTGTCCTTTTTTAGATGCGTGAGTAAAGTTGTTATTCTTCCACCACGTCCAAATTGAAACAATCCCAGTAACGACTGTGCTTATAAACACTTCGTCAACTGGGATTGGAGAAATATGTTTGATTGCTAAAAACTGATTGATCCATGCGACTATTAATAAAATTGTTCTTACGATTGTACCGATATCCATTTGTTTGCTCCTTTTATCCAAAATAAAAAACGACTAAAAAATTAGTCGTTTAAAATTATTCAATGGTCAATGTCGGAGATCCTGAATAAACATCACTTATAGTGACATACAACATCCCTGAAGGATTACTAAAGTTGATATTTTTACTTGCAACTCCGCTATTGACTCCTGATATTCCTAAATCACTTGAACCTAAATTAGTTTGCGAAACCCTCATTATACCGCTACGTACATTTTCTATTGTCACCTGATAACTTTTATTAGGTTCAACTCCATTTATTGTCCATTTTGCTGTTGATTCTTCTATGCTATCCGGATATTTATTTTTAGGTAAGGGTTTTATTACAAAAGATGAAGGCTTTTTCCATACTTGGATATTTCCAGCATATACTTTTGTATATTCTTCACCTTCGTAAATAAACTTCTTTACATTTTTAAAATTACCTTCCATAAAATCACCCCTTAATTAAGTAAAGTGTATTAGGGTCTTTTTGGTACAAATAATTATATTCTGTTTCACTGCCTGTCCAAATATTCAGTGACGGCTGCGAAGAACCGATAGGTTGATAAAGTTTATCTGCTTCCTCTTTTGTAAAAGCATTTGATGATAAAAGATAACGTTCATCATGACTGTGATTTATGTCTGATTTTTTTGATAAAGCATTTTCTAATCCTTCAATCTGTTTGATTGTATGACTATGATTTTTATCTGCATACAAACTGTTTAATGATTGCTTGAATCTCTCAAAATCTTCTGTACTAACTTTTGAGCCAATCTGTTGCAATACACTTTCTGAAATAGAGTTGTTTTGTATTGCTTCTGCTAATTCTCTTAATGTATTCATAGATTCAGGCGCGCTATCAACTAGTTCAGCAATTTTTGAATCCGTATACGTTTTAGAGTCGTTGAGAGTTGTATCTTTGATTTTTTCAACTTCTTGCAATTTATTTTCTAACCCTTCAACATTTGCGATATTGATTTTGTCCAATAACTCAGGTTCTGCTTTGATATCTGTATCTTTACCATCAATTTGCCACATTTTAGTGTCAGGATTGATTGATACTACAGTACCGTTTTTACCGGGTGTGCCTTGTTCTCCCTTTTTACCTGTATCACCTTTCGCACCAGGTTGTCCCGGTTCGCCTTTATCACCTTTCGCACCTTTAAATCTACTTTCATTCTTTTCGATGTAAGAAATAACATCTTTATCTATTTTCTCTTTAAAGTCTTTGCTCAATAAATCTGTCGCGTTATCTTTTAAGATTCTCGTAATAGCATCATCTACCAATTTAACATCGATTTCTTTTGCTACAGCAGATTCAATGCCACTATCAACGATATTGAAAGAAAAGTTTGCGACATGTATTTTTTCTTCTTCTTTCTCTAAAAACAGCTTACAGCGAACATAACCAGCGTGTTTGATAACCTTTTTAGGTATCTTGTAGGTAAGGAACCCTTTTACAACATCGTCGATAATAAGGGGCTCATTTTTGAATATAGAGCCATCTTCCATAAACAAATGTAATCTAGGTGTTAAGCCATGTGCTTTTAGATCGATACGACCTTGTTTGTCATTGATACCTATTCTTATAGATGCTGTATTTTCATCTTCAGTGTAAAATCGACAGCCAATGTCACCTAAGTCAACACCATCATTTTTTATTCTCGTTTCAACATCTTTTATTTTGTACATTTACACACCTCTTTATTTATATTTATCCCTTGTGAAGTAGATACCTTTTAAGCCGATTTGTTTATATAACTTAGCGATTGTACTTGCTTGATGTTGGCACCACTCTATAGCAGTAGCGTATTGGTGGGTAGCTGGATTCTTAGGATTCCATCTAATTCGGTACAATGTGTTTTGACCTTTATTGATGTAATCCTTTCTTACGAAGCTAGCACCGCCCATGATTGCTTTTGCTGGAGATGTCCAACCTTTATTCCTTGCAAACGTCATTGCGTAGTTAGGATTGTTGTCGTAAGCGCCAATGCCGAAGTAGTTGTATACTCCATCTTTTCCGTTAGCGAAGTTACTTGTTCCATATCCACTTTCTAAGAAAGCATGCGCGATTAAATAAATTTCATTAATGTTGTGCTTTTTACAAGCTTCTGCGAACGCTTTACCTTGATTATTCAATGTTCCCTTACCTTTAAGTATCTTATTAAGTGCGCTAACTGAAACACCTTGATACTTGCCTAAATTAAGCATTTGGTAGCATTGTGTGTTACTTTCCCATATACGCTTTACATTCATTGCTGAACTCGTTTGTGCTCGTGTAGCGTTAGCCCAACCCCAAGCATTAGATTTTTTCGGGTTACCTCTTGCCATTTGTTTATCCAGTGCTTGTTTGAATGTATAAGGACTCGTTTCTGTTATGATCTGCGGTTGTTTAGATGCCGAACCATTGTTGGCTGTTGGTGACGAGTCTCTTACATTAGCTATATCAGCGTTTTTATTATCTACCATAACTTTTATTCTAGATTTTGTTACTGTTGGCTTAGTTATAGAATTTAATAATTTTTCTCTGTTTTTAAATATATTAAGTAATGCCTTTTCTAATGCTTCGTATTTATCTTTAGGAGGAACACCGTTGTCAATCATATTCCAATTAACATGTTCCAACATTGAACGCCAAATGCTGTCGTCTACTTTTAAATTTTCAATACTTAGAGGTATCTCATATTTGGCCATCATATCTACAGCTACAACCATTGCGTGAATCTCATTAAAAATAAATTCATTTTTACTCGCACTATAATCTTCACATACGTCTATAACTATATAATCAGGTTCATTAGGAACTTCAAATACAGCTCTTCTAGGTGCCCAAATATTATGTCTATCAACATAAAAGTGGGGATATTCTACATCCTGTTTGTATTTCTTCCTACTGTTATATAAACTTTCTACCGAGCTCATCGTTTGTGCGTTTCTAATCATTATTCCTTTAGGTTTTTCGAGTCGTCGATTACCTTCTACTATAAAGTGATAAATATATTCTGGATAATTAACCTCTTGGCTAGAAATAGTGTACTTTATAGTTGTTACATCTTTCCAAATTGGAACTTTTTTATTATTTTTTTCGTTATCATCACTATCATCTTCTGGTTTAGGTGCCGGCGTAGATTTCTCCGGATGATATGGTGGTCTAACAAAATATTTAACTCCTCCACCTGGTCCATCATGATAAGAGTGTTTGATTTTATACGGCGGACTTCCTGTTGCATTATTTGTATACCAGTTTTGATCCACACCATACCAATAGTCTTTTGTGCATGGCCCTACTACAATGTTCACATGACCTGCCCAACCACCAGTCCAAACACCCCAGTCGCCTGGTTGTGGTACAAAGTCTTTTGTATTTCTAATTATCTTGAAATCTCTACCTCTATAATTAGATTTCTGAGCCATAGCATCAGCATTTCCCCATGTTCTAAATCCCCAATATTTATCGAGTAAATAATTAGGTAAATCCCAGCATTGTGCTCCCATTCCAGAACCAGGTACATCAATAGCTATTTTGTTTTTAGCGATATATAACGCCCATTCAACCACTTCACTAGCTGTGGGCTTTCTATTTTTCGGATTAGGTAATCCCATGTATGCACCTCATTTCAATCAAAATAAAAAGCCAGTGCCGAAGCACTGACTCTTAACTGTTATTTACATTTACCAAACCAGAAACACGACCAAAAGCTATATCCTAAAATCCCTTTAAGCATGGTAATCACCTCCTTTAAATACCAAAAACAGTTCTTAGTAAAGCTATGACAATCGTACTGAAGATAGTCCCTATCAAACCGAGAATCCACATTTTCATATCGCGTATATTTTTGTCGTTTTCTTTCTTATTTTTTTCGTCTATCTGTCTTTCCCTCTGGATAGCATCTAAAGTTTTATCTAATTTAATGTTAACTTGCTCTTGAGTTTTTTGACCTAATTTAATCTCATTGAGAGTGCTAAGCATTGTTTTATCATTCTCTTCTAATCTTCTAATTCGCCATTCATGTTCGTGCCGTTTGGTAAATCCAAACATTACGCCACCTACTTTGTGTTAAATTAAAAAGCCTCAAGCATTACACCTGTGACTTTTCATCTTTTGCCTCTGGATATTTTTCACCAGTGATCAATGCATATTCTTCTTTGTCGATTACACCCATGTCTACGTACCACTTAATTTGCTCATTTTTATAGCAACCCCACACATAAAAAGTTTTAATGTCTTTAAAAGTTGGATAAATCATCTTCATCATTTAAACGTCCCCCTCAGTATTTGTTTTGTTAGTTTTCAGTTCGGTCAACTGTTGTGTTAACATAGCGTTTTGTTGCGTCAATTGCATTGTCAACATGTTCACTTGCGTCATCTGCATTTGCATACTTGCAACCATTCCGCGAAGTTCCTCATCACTTAAATCTGACGCACTTTGTTGGTTTGATGCATTCGGTACGTCTTCTTTTTCGAAATTGCTATTGTATTTAATTTCGCCGTTAGTGAAAACAAACTTTCTAGGTTCGAACTCTTCTTTAAATTTAATAGGCACATTGTTATCATCTACATCTAAACTATTGCGTAAACCGCCAGTATTAACGAATCCGATAACTTCGTTTTTATCGTTTACTGTGATTTTCATTATTTCCACCCCATAATTTTAGTTATAGTAACTTTGTTGGCATTCGCTCCAGAACCTGATGTTTTACCTAAATCAAAGTACACATCGTTATCTATTCTTAAAGTAGTGCTACTTGTTTTGGATAGTAAGCACTCATAAATACCGCCACCGTTGCCGTCTGAGTCAACTACATTCGCTTTACTCAATTGAATCGCGTTAGGTAATGCGGTAAGTCCGAATCCCTCAATAACGCCACCTGGATAAGTTCCACTTACCAACAAAATAGAATAGTTTGTGTACGGTTCAGTTAGATTGATTGTTGTACCTACACCATTTGCGCCACCGTCGAACAATACCGTTGATTTATGTTCATTAGGAACTGTCCACTGTTGCTCAAGTCTGCCGTTTGTGATTGATCGTGTGTAAATCTTTTTAGAGTTATAAGGTGTGAAGTTAAATAGCTTGTTTGTATCATCTTTAACGAATACCGATAAATAACCCTCATAACTTTCAACGCTACCTGGTAAATCCGGCACTCTTGTTGCATAGTAATTACCAGCAGTTAAATATCCCAAATCGCCTTGCGCATTATTTAAGTTAACTTGAATTGATTGACCATTCGCCTCTGTCATCTTATGTTGTTGCCAGCTCGTTGTTCCGAATTTATCATCTACATACTGCTTAGCTTGATTTAAAGCGTTGTTAGCCGTTTCTTCAACAAATTTCTTCGTTAATTCTTCGTCAACTTTTTTATAGAACTGATACCATGTGCCACCGATTTTATATTTTGTGTACTCATCATTTGAATCGTCTGGATACCATGTAGCACGAGCTGTACTGTCATCAACAACATAAACAACTAACAAGCCTGATTTCCCTAAAGTATTCGTAGTTGCTGAAACTTCAGAACCATCATCAACGCCATCTTCTTTAGGCGTCTCTAAAGTGCCTATATCTTTAAATGTTGGCGCATCTGTTGCGCTAGTGATATGAATAATCCTAGATGTGTTAATTGCGCTTAAAACGCTATCTATGGACTGCTCAGACGATTCAATTGCTTTACCGTAATCATCAGTAAGTTTAGACTTTTGCCAATTTGTTGTTGAATTACCTTTAACAAGGTCAGCGCCATTGATTTGTTGTTCAACTTCGTTAACACGTTCAAAAATCGCTTGCTCTTTATCAACTATTTTATCGAATTCAGCTGTAACAGCTTGTGTTGCACTAGTTTGCGTCGCAGTAATAGCTTGTATAGCTTCGTTTTCCTTGATTTCGATTTGTTGAATGCCTTTTGTCGCACTATCATTCACTTTTGCTATTAACGTTTGTGTATCAGCCATATTTTGCTTTAATTGGTTAAAGTCTTTACCGACAGCTTCGATAGTATCTTGAATAGATTTGATATAAACAAGCTTTGTTATACCATCAAACCCACTAACTAAATCATTTTCAATATTGAAGCTAAATTGACGTTCAACAACAACATTATCACTCCCGTTTTGTGTAAAGAATGCCTGAGCATGCACCTTGCCTGAATGTTTTAAAAATTCATTCGGTATCACATACTGCAAACGCCCATTAATTGCGTCTACTATCGTTAATTCGTCTGAAATATAAGCGCCTCTATCTACGTTATAATCATCGGTTTTTAACACGATAGATGTTTTAACATGTTCAGAACTTATAGATAACGGTCTGTTATTCTTAGTTACTGCAAAATTTAAAACACCAGTTCCTCTATCTGATTCATAGAAACTGATGTTTGTGTCAATAACCGGATTATATTGTGATGTTGTTTGTAACTCGATTAAGTTATCATCTTTTGAAAAATTATCTACTACCATTATTCAACCTCCTTACCTTCTATTATGCTCCAACCACTATTACCACCAGTACCAAAGTTTCTAACGAAAAACTGGTGAGCAGAAGCAAAGTTATTACGTCTTAGCACTTGTGTTGTGTTACCTGGTGTATTCGATTTTACTTCTAATATCCAACCTGCAATACCTTTAAAGTCTTTAGGAAAATCAGTAAATCGTTTTGATTCTTCAGTAGTGATATAGAAATCTAAACCAACGATTTTTAAATCTGATAATTTTGTAATACTCTTAGGGATATGTTCCCAATAACCGGCGTTTTGCGGACAGAAATTCCATGCTCCGTTGTTTTTCTTATTGAAAATGTCAATGACACGTTCGAATTTAAGCATATTTCTACCTGTGCTGTTTCTGGTAAGTACTTGTCTTAGAGCACCATTATAGTGTCCAGGCAGTACATCAAAGAACCAACCTGCATCTCTAAACGCTTTCGGTAACGGGAAATCTAACGCATTTTGTGTGTCTTGCGTATAGATATAGTAATGACCAACTTCCGTAATATCACTTAGATATGCTGGGTTCTGTATTGGTAACGGTTTAACACGTCCGCCTGAATCAGTCATTGATACTTGAGGCGCGATGTTTTTCAAGAATTGGTTAACACCTCTTTGGCCGATAGAATAAATTGAGTGATGTCTGTTGTTACCAGGTCCAATAGTTACCCCTATTAAAAGCGCTTTGCGTCCTGTTTCTAGATCGTAATACATATCTAGACCCTCAGCTTCTTGGAAGTCTCCTTTAAAGTTATTATTCACACCGCCAATATCGATACGTCGTTTAAATAACAATTCTTTTGTTTTTATATCGAAACCTTGTAAGTAGTTAGGGTTGGCTGTATTCGAATCACCTGTATACCAATATAAGATACCTGCATCATAAGTGATACCTTGCATAGGTTGTGTATCTGAAGTGTATTCCATAGGTATATCCATTTGATACAATACTTTGTCTATACCTTTATCAATATCGTCAGCACTTCTAACCTCAACAAAGTTCAACGAATTCTTAAGTTGTCTTTCAGTGGGTTTATATTCACGTCTAAAAATCATTAAATTTTCTACCGGATTATAAATCGCTGACGTATATCTGTCGTTAAATATATTCGGCATGACATCTTGCATTTCATTACCATAAGTTATTTCTCCAGTTCTATATTGGAAACGTACAAACTTGTTGTTTTTGTTACTGTCCAATACAGCTGAATAAATCCATAATTCTCCATCAATGTATCTATACGCATTGTGTGTACCGTGACCGCCGTTTTTAACAAGCAATCTATCAATAAATTGTCCGTTGGGCTTCAATCTAGATAACATGTAATGATTACCTGGACGAGCTTGCGTCATATAAATAATTTTCGTTCTAGGGTCTACCCAAAATGATTGCATTACTGCGTTAGTATATGGCGATAAATCTGTGATGAATTCCGGTTCTTGCTCTTTTGGTTCGAATCGGTATTCTGTCGCTCGATATTCTTTATAGTGTTCATCTACAGCTTTCTCAACCTTTTTAGTGAAAGCATCTAGTGTTGAATAATCATGATACAAACGATCTTGCAATGTCTTATGACCATAACCTGTATTATCAACGCGCGCGTCTTTTACTTCGTTGATACCGTCGCCGTTATGACC